GATGCATAGTTCATCTCCATGTACCGGGTTGAGGCACAACAGAAAGAAGAAGAAGATGGACAAGAGTAATATGAGTGAAGAGTTTCATGACTGGCTGGAGCAATGCCCAGTTACATGGAGCAAGAAACATGGAGAATCGGTTTACACATTTTGGGAAGAAGAAGATAATGAAGAGAATTAAACACAACGACTTGCTGCCGTGGTTCACTCAGGACCACGGCCAGCTGCCAAAAGCTTATATAAAAAGCTGCGAAAAATTTTTTCGTGAGCTGGGTATCAAAGCCGCAAGCAACGAGCTACAAGCCGCAAGCTTCAAGCAACAAGCCGCAAGCTCCAAGCTTGACAAATCTAAATAAAGGATTATATAAGATAATAGAAAGCGAGGAAGTTATGAAAGTAAAAGAAGCAAAAGAAATAACCGGGGGCCTAACGTATACAACCAAGATGCCCGGACCATCGTTCAATACACCAGCTCAACGCTGCGTGACCGGTTCCAAACTCAGGAACATAAAAAACAGTGTGTGCAATGGCTGCTATGCGTTGAAGGGTAACTATACCAGATTTCCCAAAGTGGGTGAGGCCCTGGAGCGTAGGTTCCAGAAGCTTCAAGCGCCGAGCTGGGTCCCTGCCATGGTGATCTTAATTAGTAAACACAAATATTTTAGATGGCACGACGCCGGAGACATACAGACTCTGGACCATTTAAAAAGAATTTTTGAAGTGTGCAAGCTCACACCGGATACCAAGCACTGGATGCCGACCCGCGAGGCAAGCATCCTGCAGCAGGTGAAGCCAGAAGATGTTCCGGATAATTTAATCATTCGTATGTCCTCGCATATGATCGACCAGGGACCAGTAAAGTTCTGGCCCTGGACTTCGACTGTAGTAACCGCTGGGCCCACGTGCCCGGCGCCTAAACAAGATAATCAATGTAAGAGCTGCCGCGCATGCTGGAACAGAGACATAGCAAATGTGGCATATGGTAAACACTAGAACCGCCAGCCAGTTAAGTATTCAGGGAACCTGCGAACTGGTTGGCGGTTCTAGTGCCAAGCCGCAAGCATCAAGCGTCAAGCGCCAAGCTCCTGAAGCCTCAAGCGACAAGCATCAAGCCCCAAGCTGCAAGGCTCAAGCTTCAAGCCGCAAGCTGCAAGCTCCAAGATCCGGTGTCCTTCATAAAGTTTCAAGCACCAAGGATCGTGGACCTGGGCTAAGATAAAACTATTCCTGGGGTGTCTTACATGAAAGCTGATTTGGTGTGGTGAGAAACGCAATCGGTTACTCTTTGTTACCTTCAACTCAACTGTGAAGAAATGATTATTTTTATTGTATCCCAATAGATCTGGCGTACCTAAAGATGTTGAATTCTCTATTCTTGTCCAAGAAATATCGTTGAAATTTTTCTTAACAAACTGCCAAAGTTTAGCCTCTGGACCAGCCATAATTCAGAGTACATTTTTAGGCATAGCTTGTAAGTTAAAATGAATAAATTGAAACTTATCCACTCCATTATCTACCGTGAATTGATGAGGCAAATAAGAATTAAAGAACATAGCTGTACCTGGTTTAGGTCTAATCAATACTTTTTCTGTAGCAAGTGTGACCACCTTATTATTCTTTTCAGGTAGCTGTACCATCATCTTACCTGATCTTGGATCATGGAACATGGGAGCGGAAGTATGCTCTGAACATTTAATAAAATAAAAACCAGACATGTGGTTGTTCCAATGTATATGTGTATCGTGATGACCACCGCCTTTGGTAGCAAACTCTTGCGCCCACATTTCTGTGTAGTTTAAGTCATGATTGGATAGATCATATCCTTGTGAGTCTAATATGTTCTCACAGGTAGCCTTAATGAATCTTCTGAATTGATACAAAGAATCATCCTCTAGTAAATTTTCTGTATGGTAAGATAATCCAATATCTCCTATATCCCTACCTACTTTCTTTTCTCGTTTATCTATAAGCTCTTTGTTGTGCTCTTTTGATTTATTAATATGAGGTTGTATCGCAGCTTCAACTACATCTAAAAAATTTGGTAACTCTGCTCTATACACCGCTGATTGAAATACGGGTGCTGTTTCTAAACTCATATCTGTCATACTATTAATTTTCCTTTCGATCTAATTGGTTTACCCATAGGAGCTGTCTCTGTATTAGATGCTTCTAATACAATACGGTGAGTCTCTCTCGCACCTATTAATCTGTTTTCTAACATCTGCATGGAAACAATATCTAGAATCTGATTATTTACTTTAACCTGAATCCTAGCTTCTTTACCAACTTCGGATGTAACCATCCTATTTAATGCTTCTGCTAATACTTTTGCTTTAATCATACTTTCAACGTAACATTGAATATAAACCATTTTATGTTATGTTTCAAGTATGGGTGCACCAAAAAGATTAACCGATCAACAAATGAAATTTGCTCACGAACTGGTAAGCAATGAAGGCAGAATTACGGCAACTGAGGCAGCATTGAGAGCTGGTTATGGAGAAGAAGGAGCTAGAGCAAGAGCATCAGAATTACAAAATCCAAAAAAATATCCATTAGTAGTACAATATATGGGTAGTTTAAGAGAAGAGTATCAAAAAAAATATGCAGTTACATTTGAAAGACATGTAACAGAACTAGGTAAAATACGTCAAGCAGCTGTAGATAAGGGTGCTTGGTCTGCTGCAGTTAATGCAGAAGTTGCTAGAGGTAAAGCTGCTGGATTATATATTGAACAGAAAATTATCAGGACCGGTAAGCTAGAAGATTTATCAGCCGAAGAATTAGAAAATCGAATGAAAGAAATCTTGGAAGAATACTCACCGATCCTGGAAGGTGTTGAAGTGGAAGAGCTTACAGAAGAAGTAAAGCAAAGGCAAAAAAAGTCACGATTGCAACCACAGCACAGTAAGCCAAAAAATCCCAAACAAACTTTTGATTACTCGGAGTCTTACCAACCGTCCGAATCCGAATCGTCCTCTTCAACGTCAGTATCTTCTTCATCATCAAAACCTTCGTCATCTTGATTTTCTATTTTATCTCTAATAGACATGATATCATCATCCATTCTATCTAAGATATCCTCAATAGTTTCTTCTTTTCTAGCCATCTAGTTTCTCCATTTTTTTTATGTTTGATATTGGGAAGCAGTTTCTGTCTCCAAAACATATACTTCCGTCAGGATCTCTATCATAACTAGCAAAAAGTTTAATACTTTTTTTATCTTTTTTATATACCCATGCCTCAGAAATTGGCTCAGAATAAGCCATGCGATCAAATTCCGCAGGTGTAGCCCACCCTGTATCTCCAGTTGGATCAGTCCACCATATTCTAAATTTTTGATAAGGAAACTTAGATTGTTCTAATACAGCTTGGCTTTTCTTTTTTGTCTTAGTTTTTATTTTACCCATAGTATCTTTTTAATGTAATTTTACTTTTTTTAAAAGTGAATTCATACGCGCGCGTTGGGTTTATAGATTGTTCCAAATTGTTCCACATTGTTCCAGCCCTTTGGAACAATGATTTGCTTAAATAACCATTGATATACTTAACTTCTAGCACTTTTTTACTCCATTGTTCCATTGTACCACCTATTTCTATCTTTTTTATTTTTTTTTTTTTATTTTACATTGAAAAAGTACTATAGGTTTTGGAACAATAGCACTATTTATCATTTTTGCCTTTGTTTTGCCTTATTTCAGACGCAATCTTACCACACATTTCATACCATTTTTGTTTCCAGACTTGTTTTATGTCTAGATTCTCACATTTATGGTACGCACTAGCCAGGTTGTCCAGCTGAGATACATGTCGGTCCCAGGTCCGTGTTTCTTTGTTCATAATAATCGCTCACTTTCTGTAAGAATTTATGTTTATAGTCATTAAACTCCAGACCATTGATCATGAACTTTTGAAAGTAGTTATCTTTAGAACACATCAAGATAACCCCTTGATCAATGTGAGTACCATAAACATGGTTATGGGCCATAGCATAAGCTGCTAATTGTAAGAAATAATCTTCAATCCACTCTCTACGCTTTGGCTTATTGGTTTGTTTAAAGTCTACAATAGACTGTCTGCCTTCATACACACCCACAACATCGGTTGCACCTGCATATAAACCTGGATAGTAAACAGTTACCTCACTACCCCAAACCTCATGTAATTCACATAGACCTTGATTAATGATCTGTTGGGCCATCGTATGTGCATTCTGCCCTAGATCCGTCAAATCAAGGTGGTTTTGGCCCAGTATATACCCTTCTAGGATGTTATGCATAGCGGTTCCTCTAGCTGCTGCTTGATCCGTGATCCTTGCTGCTTGGTCCTGGCCTACTCTTTCTCTCCACGAGTCTAAAGAAGCACGCTTCTCGGCACTCTGGGTGGCACTTAATATCGTAGTCACACTCGGCAACTTCTCACCGGTTATCTCGTAGTGTCTTTTACCCTCGATCGATGTCCGCATAGACTTAGGGTACTCGTATTGTTTATTCCATTTCATAATTAAAAACCCCCATACATTTTTTTCTTTCTAATAATCTCATTCCAACTTTTTTAAAGGTTTTAATTAATTTATTTCTATTTTTTACAAAAAACCACTCAGTTGAACCGTTATACGTTTGATTATTTGTAGAATAAAATCTAAAAAAATTATGTAAACTTTTCTCTAAATTAAAACCATTTGCAGCTAGATATTCAATATAACAAATGTAGTTCATACCAAAAGGATTATCTGTAAATTTACCTCTGTCAGAGACATTCTCTTGCGTTGTCCTTCCAATTTTAAAATGATTTGTAGAATAAGGCCTAGATTCTTCTGCTAAATAAACTTTAATTGTTTTTTTAGCATGAGCTAACCTAAGCACTGGAGTTATTTTTTTACAAAAATTATTTATACCTCTTAATTTTCCTTTTTTTAAATTATTTTTCATTACTTGTTGTGCTTGTTCCGCAATACTATCAAACTCCATAATATGTTTATTGAATAAAAGTTCATGTTTCTTTTGAAATTCTTCTCTAATTTTTTTTATGTGTTCTACAACGAGAGGGAAGCGTTCTGGATTCTGTAAGTCTGATGCTCTTGCTCTAGCTCCTGCTTTTCCATAACCAGCATTGACAGCCGCCTGTGTTGCCGTAATTTTACCCTCATTAGTAATTAACTCGTTAACAAATTTTATTTGTTGTTCTGTAAGTTTTTTAGGTGATCCCATAGTTGTTCTCCATGTAAAATTTTATAG